TTTGCATGAATGTTTAGTTTGCTTAACAATACATCCATGCCCCAGCAATTTCGCATAGGGTCTTTTAGGAGTAAATATGAAACACATTGCAACGCTTCCCGCCTTAGACGCACGCATCATGATTGACCAAGGTCTTGAGCACCTTGTTGTTGAGCATGGCGACTTAACCAAACCCCTAAATTGCTACTTTTGCCCAGTTACCGGCAATTTGTGGCACGCCTACCTTGGCACAACAGAACTCTATAACGTGCTGTCAGCCACCGTTATTGCAGCCCTTGAGCGTGAATTTGCACCTTTGTGCGTATAAGGAATAACCATGTTTGACATTGAAAAATACACCAAACCCACAGACTGGTCACAGGTTGCCCTGTGGATTGTTTTAGCCGCCGCCATTGTGGTGGTTTTGCTTGACTTTTTTATTTGGAGACCTTGATGCGATATTTATTTTTACTATTGATGACAGCTTGCGCTTTTGATCCAGAAACAGACCAAAAATTGGTCATGGACAAAAACATTCAGCCAATGGGCAGGAATGAAGTCATAGACGCAATCAAGCAATGCGAAAAGAATGGCCTCAGAGCCATAACGATTTACGGTAAACGCAAAATCAATGGTTACACCGCCGAGACGCTAGTGGATGTGACCTGTGGCCCAAAATTTTATTAAGGAGACAACATGAAACAAATTGCAACAGCTCTGGTCAAAGCACAAAAAGCCTTTGGCCCTGCCCTCAAATCATCCACCAACCCGCATTTCAAGTCACGCTACGCTGACCTGGCTGCTTGCGTTGAGGCCGTCATTACCGGCTTAAACGACAACGGCATAGCCTTGATCCAGAAATGCTATGACTGCGAAAACGGCGTGATGGTGGAAACCATGTTTGTTCACGAATCAGGCGAAATGCTGGAATGTGGCATTCTCCATGTGCCTGCCAGCAAACAAGACCCACAGGGTTACGGCTCGGCTTTGACCTACGCCAGACGCTACAGCCTGATGGCTGCTTGCGGTATTGCCCCAGAAGATGACGATGGCAACCACGCTAGCCGCAAAACCGAAATCAAATCCACGGTCAATGAAAACCAAATTGCTGACCTTATGGCGGCAATGGATGAAACCATTACGTTAGAAGAACTCCAAAAAACCTACAAAGCCGCTTATGCCGCAGCCAATGGCGACCCATCTTGGCAGAAGAACGTTATTGCGCGTAAAGATGCCAAGAAAACACAGTTGGAGGGTAAATGAAACACGAAATATCCCTTGACACACTAATCATGGCAAAACGCGCCTTAGATGAATTGACGCAATGGCATTTGGAAAGGGCGGTTAAAGATTTACCAGAATTTGATCGCACTGCTGATATGCGAAAACGTGCATACAAAGCCGCCAGCCAAATTGATTTGGCAACATTTATCCTTTTAAAACAAACTGTGGAGATTACAGATGGATCAACGAACTGAAGAATGGTTTGCCGCCCGGCTAGGCAAAGTGACCGCCAGCAAAGTTGCAGACGTAATGGCAAAGACCAAAACAGGTTATGCCGCCAGTCGAGAGACTTACATCACGCAATTGGTGCTAGAACGCATCACAAAGACCAAGGCAGAGGGTTTTACATCGCAGGCTATGCAATGGGGTATTGACCAAGAACCTTTTGCACGGGCGGCTTTGGAATTGCATCAGGGTTACCTTGTGCAAGAAACTGGATTTGTGCCACACCCCACCATTGAAATGGCTGGCGCTAGTCCCGACGGTCTTATCAATGAAGATGGAATTTGCGAAATTAAATGCCCAGAATCTAAAGGAATGGTGGAAACCTTATTAACCCAGAAAGTTCCTCAAAAATACTATGCCCAGATGCAATTTCAGCTTGCGTGTACAGGTAGGCAATGGGCAGATTACTGTGTGTTCGACCCTAGAATGCCAGAAAAGGCGCAATTATTTGTTGCACGAATTGATCGTGACGACAGATATATCGCAGAGATTGAAGCTGAAATTGTCAAGTTTTTAGCTGAAGTCAATTCCCAAGTTAAACAATTAACCGATTACATAGAAAGCAGATCATGAAAAAAATTAAAAACATTGTGGTTATCACTGGCACATACACCAACAAAGACGGTCAAGAAAAGAAACGCTACCAGACCATTGGCAGCTTGTTTGAAGATGGTGAAAATTTTAAAATTAAGTTAGACACCATACCTTTGTCAGATGGTGGATGGAATGGATGGGCAAATTGCTATGACTTGGAGGAAAAGACAAATACAGGGGCTAGAGATGACATTCCTTTTTAATCGCGCACGGTCACTTGATCCGGTGACTAGCCACGCCGCAGCCGAACAGTTTAAATCTGGGGACTTGCATTTTAAATTGATCGTTCAGTGTCTTGAACGGTTTGGCCCATTAGGTAAAGACGGCATTGCTTATTTGATTGGGCTAGATAGCAATCAAGTAGCTAGGCGATTGCCTGAAATGGCGCGGCTTGGTTTGGTTGAGTTAACTGGGCAAACTATCAAGTCAAGGTCTGGCAGAGCAGAACGCGAATGGAAATTAATGCCTGTTCAACGGGAATTGATATGACACAAGATGAAATCATTGAAATGGCTGAAGAGGCGGGTTTTAACGTAAACGGCGAGTTAATTCTTGACGATATGGGGTATGTAACCATTACAAATCGTCTTAAAGCCTTTGCCAAACTGGTAGCCGCCAAAGAACGTGAAGCCTGTGCTGTTGCTTGTGAAAAAGAACTAGAGTATTGGGGATGGAACATTGTTTTTGACTCCGCAAAACTTATCAGAGCGAGAGGTGAAGCATGACACAAGATGAAATGATTGAGTTGGCTAAACAAACTGGCTGGCAATACGCACATGGTGAAAGCGGATTTGAACCTTTATGGGCTTTTGCCAAACTGGTAGCCTCCAAAGAACGAGAAGCCTGTGCACAAATGTGTGATTTTCGCCTTGAAAAGTGGATAAGCCTTTTTGGAAAAGACAAGATGTATAAATGGATGTTGGGTTTACCAAAGGCCATCAGAGCCAGAGGTGAAGCATGAGACAACCTTACATTTGCGTTAGATGCAAACGCCACATCATGACCATCATCACTCGTTGCCCTTATTGCGGAGGTAACCCTCAATGATTGAAGCAATGAAGCAGTGGCTTGAGGCGTTGGAAATATCATCCTCGGCTGTTGACGGATATTACATACCTGAAGGCAAAAATATGATTCCCGAAGTTGAAGATGCCATCACATCTCTACGCCAAGCCATTGCAGAGTTGGAAAGCCAAGATGAAGCCAAACTCAAAGAGAAGAACAGTTAATGGAAGTGTTTATAACCATATTAGTCATGACTGTTGGCGCACTTATTGGCATCGGCGGAATTGTTTTACTTCTTTATGTTTTTAGTAGTTAAGTAATAAATTTATATTTTTTCAATTTAAAATTGTCACAAATTTTAGATAGTATTTTCTTTGGCGATAATGCCATAAAAAAGGAAATATCATGTACAAATTGGTTATTGACATTGGCGATTGGACTTGGAACGAAGACGAAAAATTGACTATTGAAACAGTTGATTTTGAGAAAGCTCAGATCATTCAAGAGTTCATCGAGTTTCAGCAAGAACATGGTTGGGCTGCTGACTATGAGTTGTCACAAGAATACGTTGACAACCAAAGTGAAGAAGAAGAAGAAGAAGTTGAAGACGAATTAGACGAGTACGCTGTTGGCGACATCGTAGAAGACGAAGATGGTCTTGTTTGGGAATTGGTGGGCTGATATACTGTCCACGCAGTTGCTAATTGCAGGGGGGGAGGCTTTGTGCCCTTCCCCCTTTTTTTATTCGCTATTCGCACATAACATATATATGATGTCTTACGCTAGTTAGTGATACTTTTAAGATACATCATGTATCTTGCCTCTAAACTCAATCTGACCATCTGCCCATGTATGAACCAATTCAGGCCACAATAAATTACCGTCATGGAATGTCAGAATAGCAAAACCACTGCGCCAATTGGTAGGTGAGAGTTCCAAATAATTCTCAAATTGTGGACCTGTAGGTTCCGCTAATGTTCCCGTATCCACGCCAAACCTTGTGCCGTTATAGTCATCAAAGGGAGTCACTTTAAGGCTGTGCAAATGCCCTGTAACAATGTTTACGCCAGCATTGACTGTATTGTTATGGGTAGCATGAATACCGTTTTTCCAGCGGTGTTTAACGACCGTATTCTCCGTAGGCCAACACGCCCAACAGGGTGTCCAAGCAGGAAAATGATCTTTAAGGGAAAAACCTTTAACAAATTCATATTGTGGTGCGTTAGCAGCTAAACGATTTTCAAACCTTGCATCATGATTGCCTAACGTCCAAATCAATTGCGTGTTGTGCCGGGTCTTTTTGGCTACATCCTCAATCTCACCCATTGCAATTTCACAGGCTTTGAGTTCTTGAATTACGGATGGTGTGGAATCCCAGCCAATTCTTGGATAACGGCTAATAGAAGCGCCATCAAAAATATCACCGTTGGCAATAACTGCATTGGGTTTAAACTCTTTAATAGCCCACAAAAGACCTTTAAACGCTGTTGTATGTATGCCCGGCCAAAAATCAGCATCACTGAACACCACTATGCAAGAATTTAGCATCCCCAAATTTTTGCGAGCCGCACTGGGTTTGGTTGATACATTTTTTAAAGGTTTAGACGCTAATAAAGATTCACCATATTTGATTTCTAAATTGCGCCTACGCCGAAGAACACCACGATGATCTAAACCCGTAGTTTTGCAAAGTTGTTTTGCTTTACCGTTATGAGATTTCCAAAGCTCAATAAACTCTTGGTCAGTAAATTTTTTCATACACGTACCTTATAAAATTTGTTATATTGGTACATATATATGTGACATGATAATTTATGTGTAAGTTCTTGTGCCCGTTTTGTCAATAATCAGCGCCATTTCTCGTGGCTCGGCATCCTCGGTGTTTGGAATGCTGACGTGAGTCCAGCGGTCAAATTCACGAATCACTTGGTCGTAAGGTAAACCAGACTCAATGATGGCGCTAACCACTTCATCTGGTGTCATGCCAGGCACTCGGATGTCAGCGGCACACCCACGGCGATGCTGAGACTTGTCGGACGATCCTACGGCTTTATTGACTTCCGCAGAACGAAATGCTGAATTAATCATAATGGGCTTGCCACCTAGAACAACTTTGACTTGTTCCAAAAAGTCAGCCAAGCGCACCAGATTTGCCAATTCAGCATCATTGGGGGTATTGTCAAACTCTCGGTGTTCTGTATGCGTTAATTCTTCAAATGTAAAATTTTCAGATAATTTCATTTTTAATCTTCATGTCTAAACAAAATGCTTCTACTTTTACATTGCTGTTTATAAATTCAGTTTTTTTGGCTTGAATTTCTTGCAAACAGGCTTTTTCATTCAAAGTGTAGGTAGTTGCTTGCAAGAACTGACATT